CTCCCATCCTGCCATGACGCTGGCGGATGGTCTGTGGGATGTCACAGCTGGCATCCTGAACACAGTTCATGAAGTAGACTTCACTAGTCTTCAACTCGAAGCCACACTTGGCCTTACAGTCCACCATCAGGAGGCCATCGACAATGAAGTTGATCTGCTTCTCAGCATGACCGTTGTTGATGTAGAACAGGTAGCTCTTGTCATCAGGGGCCTTGACGCCCTTAACCGTGCAGGACAACAGTCGGAGGTTCTTGGGCAAAGTCAGGTCATAGAGGGCCTTGGTGAACGTGCAGTTGAGGAGGTCTGTGTTCTCATAGTCCTCCAGGTCCGTCTGTTGGAACGTCTTGTTCTCAATGACCTTTCGGCCATTCGATCCTGGCGGTCCACCAAAGTATGAACCCTCCTCAGGAGGCTCAGTCTCCTCATTCCCACCGATCAGATCAAGACCATCGATGATCAATGCCGTAGCACTGGTTAGCTTCCTCTGTGCCTCCTCGATCTCATCAAGGGCTTCATTGAGCTTCTCGGCGGCTTCAGGATTAGACATGATCAACGCTCCGGTGGAGGTGGAAGTCTGTTGTGTAAACGCTCATTGACCACAGCCAATTGGCTGCTCAGTTCATTCTGCATGTGCAGGACATCATCAACTCTATTAACTAACTGATCCAATCGTGTGGTCCCTCTACTGACTATAACATCCTGTCTACGGCTCAGCTCATCAATCTGTAGAGTGTGTTCTCCAATGGTTCTGTGGGCACTGACGGCCCAGCCTCCAATCGCTAAGAGGGAGGCTGAGACCGCAGCACCAACAAGAGTGGTCAACCACTCACGCACTGTACGCCCTGATCCCGTGCAGACCACCGTGGCCGTTGGCATTGATCCAAGGGTTCAGGATAGCACGGAGCTGGATGACCTTGATCCCATCCGGGGTTGATGTCGGTGTGTAGAGCCCTCTCGGATCACCAGTCGCAGCGGTCGCAGGATCAGTGAGATCCGGGAGCACGACTGCGCCTGCACTGCCAAGCGCTCCATCCACCAGCTCATCCACCGCCTTGTTGATACGGTACGGGAGGCCCAACCGGTTCGTGAACCCAACGTTGACCGTGAGGCCGGTGCCGGCAACATCGATGGAATGGATGTGCTTGACCGCGATGCCAAATGGGACCGGTGTCGTGCCATTGAGCGCCTTCGTCCTCTTCACCATCTGGCCCAAGTGGTCGTACATGGTGACTGTGACATTGTTGGTCCCAGCACCAGAGCCCACCATGACGATCTCTCGACCAAAGGGGGCATCAATGACCCCATTGGTGAACCCAGGGACACTGACGAAGTTGTTGAACACACTCCCAGCTGCGGCACCCGACGCGATCCCGGTGGCATTAGCAGCATGAACGGGACCGAAGTCGATCAGGTAGATGTAGTCATCCTGGAACGCTGCCAGCCCTTGGAGCTTGTCAACGTACTGGTTGACCCCCAGTGGGAAGTGCCCAACATTGTGGAATGAGTTGTTGGCAGTGGGCATGATCAACCCTCCTTCTTCACGTACTCGGTTTCAACAAACACTCTCATCAGGTCTTCCTCAGGAGTGGTCTTGGGGTTGTACTGATGTTCAAAGGTTTGGAACTCCTTCTCCGTGAACCTGACCATAGAGCCTGATCTCATGAAGACATCAAACTGCCGACCCTCGGCAATCTGATCCTCCTTGTGGATGTGGAAGACACCGTCGTCTTCTTTGATCAACCTATGGGTTGGCCGGTTGGTCCGCAGATGAGGAGGGACCTCCTTGACCACATAGGGTATCTTCTCCTGATCTCTAGCCATCAGTTCGTGACCCTAGCATGGGTCCGGTGCATCTTCCAGCTGGCCCATTGACCCTGCCAGACCACCCGTTTGCCGATCACATCCTGGTTCCATGGAGCGTTGAGGTTCTGAGGTCGCATGTTGACGCCAGATAGGACATGAAGCCTGAGTTGCTTGGAGTTCAGCCAGAACATGGTGTTGACATCGCAGTCTTCATCAAAGGTCATGGTGATCCCCTCATGGGAGACCCCCTCGAACCCGAGATCGAAGGTGCGCTTGGCAGCTGAACCTGGGGGCAGGTTGATGACGATCTTATCACGGACGGCCTGTCGGTACATCCTCCAGATGTTCCGTCCCATGATGACGATGTCTGGCTTATCGCTCTTGACGGTCAGGTCCATCTTGATGTCGTCCATCGCCATCTCGATGTTACCGGCATTCAAGGTGCCTGCGAAGTTGTAGGAACTGGTTCTCCACCAAGTGTTGTTGGCCCTGTTGGTGTCACCAACGATCCCAGTGGTGGGATCAGCAGGGACAAGGTTCCCAAGGCCATTAGGATCAGTCCCAGCACCACTGCCATATAGCCAGATGGAGAACTTCTCCTTAACACTCTCCTCCATGACCTGCATCTTCTTGGCCAGGAGATCGAAGATCTTAGTGTCCCCTTTGTTCTCATCGATCTCCTCCTGAGAGATCATCAGAGACGCTGCCATCCTGGTCCACTTGTACTTGACCGTCGTGAACTCATCGGTCTGCTGGATGGGCAGGGTGTCATAGTACTTGTAGGTCGAGATGTTCGGGTTCCGACCGATGATCATCGGGTTGGTCAGCTCGTGACCACCGGGCTCGACCTCGACGCGGTCGTTAGCCGAGGCCCAGGCATAGAGCACATGGGACTTCAGGACTGCCCAAGTGAGCTTCTTCCTAGACCGGGTTAGGGTCGAGGTCAGGACCGTGTTGAGGGTGTCGATCTCCGCCATGACTTAAACTCCGTTCAACTCTGCGACTGCCTGCTTGACTACATCCTTCCAGTTGAGGTTGACATCGAACTGGTCGGAACTCGGTTGAGAGATTGGGGTGTTGTAGTTGGTTCCTCTCCTGTTGGCTGGGAATGTGGAATGAGCTTGGGCCTGGGGCTGAGCTTGACGAGCCTGCCACTGGGCAGTGAGAGGCTGTCCCCAATCCAAGCGGTTCTGAATGGCCCAGGTCTTCAGCTCCCAATAAGCTCGTTCAGCTGAAAGTCCCATCTGGTTCATCAAGATGGCGATCTCATTCTGATGAGCTGGGGCATCAGGGTACTGAGTGTAGAACTGCTGGACATCTCTCTGGGCTTGAGTTTCAAGCTCCTGCTGTTGTCGCTCGATCTGGAGCTTCTCCATGATCGGCTTGAGACGAGCATCTAGGACGGAGGCATAGACCTGAGGGTCCATCCCCTGATTAGGGAGGTTAAGAGCAGAGAGGTCTACATTGTTGACCCGTGCAACCTGGATCAGGTTCCTAATGTACTCAGCTGGGGCTCGTCTAAAGGCCGCCGCCATCTGTAGACCAACAACAGCCTCATCTGGCTTGAGACCAAACTGTGTCAGCTGCTCAGCGTACTGTTGAAGACCCTGTTGACTGGTCCTGAGCTGCTGAAGTTCCTGGCCCAGACGTTGATGTTCCCTCTGATAATGAGGGAGAACAGCCTGTTCATAATGCTGAACCCTCTGACTGAGGGTGGCTACATCCTGTGGCTGTTGAAGAGGTAGCTCTGGCTGACGACTGTCAGTTCTCTGATCCGTCGCCGGTTGGCTTGATGGGGCAGCTCCGCTGCCTGTCGGTTCAGCTGATGCTCGTGAACTCTCATCTTCGTCATCTGTCAGCCCCATGGCCTCCAGCATGACATCCATCTCGGTCTCTTGACCCTCCTCCAGGTCATCATCAACCTCTTCAACCTGTCTAGCCTTGGCCATTGCCGCCTCCGTTAAGGGCCTGTTGAACCTTCTGGGCTGCCTGTTCAGGAGGCATTCCAGCTTCGATCATCTGTTGCATGGCCTGTTCAGCTTCAGGAGGTATCTGCCCACCTTCAGGACCGCCAGCCTGACCTCCAGCTTCACCAGGAGGACCACCAGGACCAGCTTCAGGTGCAGGAGGGGGAGCCAAGGACTGTTGGATGGCCTGCCAATCCTCAGGATTGATGACGATCTCATCGAACGCTCTTTCCATCACCTTGAGGGCCACGATGGCGGCAACAGGAGTTACACGAGCAAACTGGCCAAGGACTTGGCCAACCTCTAGAGCCTCCTTCTTCTTGCCCGTGGAGTTGGGCTTCTGTGTGGAACCACCCTCAACCCTGACGGACAGGGCCTTGATCTCCTCATCAGTGAGGTTCCTCCAACCTGCCCCCTTCTCACCAAGGATGCCCGTGACCTGTTCAGCAGTCATGTATCTCCAACACAGCTGGAGCAGCAGATAACCGACTGTGCCAATGGCATCCTCGACCTGATCAAGGAGCATGTCATATTTGGTCGCTGAGGCTTGGCTGTACTGAGCAATGGCATCATTGGTGGTGTTGGTCTTGAACTGGGCGCCCCGTTGGACATCACTGACTACAGACATCCTGTCTATGGACTGATAGATGGCCCCCTTCTCGAACAGTTGGGTGAACTTGAGAGCTGGATGCTCCACGCCTTGAGGCATGACATCAGACAGCTTCAGTCCATCTGGCACATCAATGGGGATGGCCTCTCTCTTGTTCGAGAACAGCAGGGTCTTGGCCTCATCAGGCTTGAGCCTGTTCTGGTCATAGGCTATCTTAGTCCCTGCCCAGGCTCGGGCCGAGTTGATGATGGAGTTGCAGAAGTTGAGGGCATCCTGCTGGTCCAGGTAATAAGATGCCTCCCCTTTAC